CGACAACGATGGTAGAGCGTTACACTGGACAAAAAATAACTATGCAGAAATTTATTCTGCACAAAATAACAAGCAGTGTGCAATATATGCCCAAGCAGGAGGTTGCAATAGAAAATTTCCTGCTTGGTTAAGTTGTATGCTTGATCGCTATGATATAGACAAAGTTTTCATACAAAGTACACACTGGAATAGATATCTAGTTGCTACAGACCCTAATTTAGATTTAGGTGAAAGTTATAAAATTGATGCGTTTTTAGAACGTAACGAAGATAGTGATAACGGACTTGTTCATAGATATACAGACAAGAGATATGCCGGAAATCGTTATGAAGCACTTATGGGCCAATTTGAAGAATATTGGGACAAATACAAAGGTTTTAGGGGAAGTATAAACAATCCACAAGGAGAGTTTGAAATACTCGAAAATCAATATCGTTATACAAAACTCTGGCACGAAGCACTTACACATTTACAGTTACGTGATTATATTGCAGATATGACTGTAATAGATCATATGGTAAGGAACACTAATATTCCTGTATATGTGTGGACTATAAACAATAGAATACACTTACCAAAAAATACACAATTATATAGAGGTTTCGACAATGTTAAATTTGTGTATACATCTGCTGAAGATTTCTTATTCGAAAGACATCGAATGAAAATATCGAAAATGCTTGTGGCAGATAATGAACACTACAATTACGATGTACATTCCGCAATAGCAGAACATTATTTGCCTTATATTGAAAAAAACTATTGACAAAAACCTAAATACATGGTATAATATAAACAATAGACATCCTCGTCTATAACTCGGAGAATTGAATGAGCAAAGCATTACAAATTAAAACAAAACTTGAAGAAGCAGGCATCCGCTATTGGGCAGGTGATAATATTTCGGAAGTTTTACAAAACGGTGACAAAGAACAGTTGATTGAAGAAGCAACTGAAGCATTTGAAGGTGTACTAGATGCACTAGTAATTGACCGGCATAATGATCCTAATTCACAAGGAACAGCAAGACGTCTTGCTAAAATGTATTTTAATGAAATTATGGCAGGACGCTATGATACACGCCCGCCTGCAACTGCATTTCCAAATGACGGCAACGACCGCTATCCAGGTATGCTAGTTGTAAGAAGTGAACTTAAATCAATGTGTTCACATCATCACCAACCAGTAAGTGGTGTTGCATACATTGGTATTATTGCCGCAGACAAACTTATTGGTTTGTCAAAATACACACGTTTAGCACAGTGGTGTGCAAGACGTGGCACACTGCAAGAAGAACTTGCAATGGACATTGCCCGTGAAATTATGAACGCAACAGGTAGTGAACATGTAGGTGTTTACATTCAAGCAACACATGGTTGTTGTGAGAATAGAGGTATTATGGCACATAGCAGTCTTACACAGACAACTGTGCTAAAAGGTGCGTTCAACGATGATCCAGGAACTAAAAAAGAGTTTATGGACAATATTAAACTACAACAGGAGTTTGCACCAAGATGAAAGATCCAAAAGTAACAGAACTTGTAAAAAAGTTTAAAAGTGAATTAGCAACTGTCAATAAGACATGGGCTGCTTTGCAAAAAGAAGGTGTATATGTTGATGTTAAGGCAGAAGGTATGCACAGTTATACAGAACCTAAATACTTTGAAATTAGTCGAATGACTCAAAGCGTTGAATATTTTAAGGAACCTGTCAAGTGAAGTTAAGATATAGCGAAGCATTTTACAGTGTACAAGGTGAAGGCAAGTTTGTAGGAGTGCCTAGTGTGTTTCTGCGTACATTTGGTTGTAACTTTCGCTGTATGAACTTTGGTGTAGATACTAAAAAAGATCGTTGGGAGCAACACGCAGAAGGCCAACGTTACAATGCAGAAGTAAAAGCATTGCTAGATGCAGGTGTACACAAAACAACTGAAAAGTTTGAAGACTTGCCTATTATCCATACAGGCTGTGATACATATGCAAGTATCTACCCAGAGTTCAAAGATTTTAATAAACTAGCAGATGTTGACGAAGTTGTTGAACATCTGCTTTCACTTACTCCAGAAGGTAAGTGGACAATGGATAATGGCCAAGATATCCATTTAATTATGACTGGTGGAGAGCCGCTGTTAGCATGGCAAAAGCTCTACATTGATTTATTTGAGCATCCACGTATGCAGGACCTAAAAAATGTTACATTTGAAACAAACACTACACAACATCTACACGATGATTTCTTCAACTACCTCACAGATCAAAACAGATTTACAGTCACTTGGAGTTGTTCCCCTAAACTTTCAGTTAGCGGAGAACCTTGGGAAACTGCTATATTGCCTGCTGTTGCTAGGGAGTATAGCCTTGTTGACGGTAGCGATATCTATTTTAAGTTTGTTGTCGCTACTCAAGATGACTTTGACGAAGTTACTCGAGCTGTCGAAGAATATCGCAAGGCAGGCGTGGAATGCCCTGTCTACCTTATGCCGCTCGGTGGTAGATCGGAAGAGTATAATCTCAATGTTCAAGAAGTCGCCCACGCATGTATGGAGCGAGGTTGGCGGTTCACACCAAGACTCCACATTAGCCTATTCGGAAATGCATGGGGGACCTAAGGTCTTGTATAAAAATAAACAACACGAAAAGGCAATGCAGGCACCAATTGAGAAAAAAGAAGAAGATGTAGATATTATGGATTTACAAAAACGTTTTAGAGAAGCAGGAGGAATGTAATGTGGAATAAACTAAAAGAAGCCCTTGGTGTAACACCTAGGATTATAGAAGAAGAAACTACAGAAGAAGAAAAGACTCCTGAAGACATTCGTCGAGAAGCACTTGAAGCAGAAAAGGCTGCGGCTACTGAAGCAGGTGAACCGTGGGTTGCTGTACTAGATACTCAAATTAATCCTGACAATATTAAAAACGGATTCTTTGAATTAGATTGGAATAACGAATTTCTTGAAAGATTACTTGATGCAGGTTACAAAGGTGGCACACCAGAAGAAATGGTAGATGCATGGTTTCGAACTATTGTTGTGCAAATGTTAGAAGAAGAAGGCATGAGTACTGACAGAGAAATGGGTTATATTAATGTTGTTCCAATCGACAAAGGAAAGAGTTCTGTATCATGAATATCATGCGTGACGATTTAATGGTGCAACAACAAGTTAAATCTGTTTGGCAGCATATGGTTGGCGTTATTTGTTTAAACCAAACAAACCGTAAACAAGTAAAAAGAGTTCTTCCAAAACTATTTGAATATTGCCCAACTCCGCAAAGTTTTTTACGAGCATCTCCTAAACTAATTAAAATGCTTATAGAGCCATTAGGAATGGTAAATGTACGTGAAAACCGCTTACGTAGAATGTCAAAAGATTACTTGACATGGGACGGAAATGATGCTACTATGTTATATGGAATTGGGAAATATGGCAGTGACAGTTATCGATTATTTTACAAAAATGAGATACCTGAAGATGTCGGTGACCACGAATTGAAACGTTATATAGACGAGGAATTAAATGGCAACCTACGTACTAGTTGATACAGCAAATACTTTCTTCCGCGCACGACATGTTGTACGTGGTGATATTGACACAAAGGTCGGTATGGCGCTACATGTTACATTGCAGAGTATTAAGAAGGCTTGGCAAGACTTTGATGCAGATCATGTTGTTTTTTGCTTAGAAGGACGCTCATGGCGCAAGGATTATTACGAGCCTTACAAACGTAATAGACAAGAAACTCGCGATGCTATGAGCCCACGTGAAGCAGAAGAAGACAAAGTGTTTTGGGAAATCTTTGATGAATTCAAAGAGTTTATTGATACAAAGACTAACTGCACTATGATCCGTCATCCACAACTAGAAGCAGATGATCTTATTGCAGGTTGGGTGCAGAATCATCCTAACGATGATCATGTTATTATTTCAACTGACGGTGACTTTGCACAACTAATTGCACCCAATGTACGTCAATACAATGGTGTTAGCAACACTACTATTACACATGAAGGTTATTTTACAGACAAAGGTAAGCCTGTTGTAGACAAGAAAACAGGCGAACCTAAGCCTGCTCCGGATCCTGCGTTTATGTTGTTTGAAAAGTGTATGCGTGGTGACACTAGTGACAACGTGTTTAGTGCTTATCCAGGTGTACGCAAGAAAGGCACAAAGAACAAAGTCGGTCTTATCGAAGCATTTGAAGATAAGAATACAAAAGGCTATAATTGGAATAACATGATGCTACAGCGTTGGGTAGATCATAATGGTGAAGAACATCGTGTGTTAGATGACTACAATCGTAACGTTGTATTGTGTGATTTATCTGCACAACCAGCAGATATAAAAGAGATAATTAATAATACCATAGCAGAAGTTGAGCCTAAATCCATTTCACAAGTAGGCATGAGACTTATGAAGTTTTGTGCAAAATGGGATTTACAACGAGTTGCAGATCAAGCAGCAACTTTTGCAGAACCGCTACAAGCGAGGTACCCACAGTGACACTTAGAGCAAAACCAGTTTTAAAAGATAAATTTTGGATCGTTGAAAACAACGGTGAAAAAGTAGGAACAATGTCCTACAATGATGA